CATTATAATAATTTATTTATTTTAAGTTTTTTAGTAAATAAGAATTTTTTCATATCACGGGTTCTACGTTGTAGATTACATTTTAAGCATGAAATAATTGTATTTTCATTTGAATGACACTGATCATTATCTATTCTATCCAACGTCCATTGATTATTTGCTCTTACATCTTTATATAATATTAATATATCACAAGAACAATAATAACATTTCAACTTACTTGCAACGAGTTTTTCAACTGTATCATTGAGAGAAATTAATAATAAATCATTGTATATTTTTTTATCAATATCTTGTGCTTTATAACTATTAATTTTCTTTTCTATTTCTCTCTTCAACAACTTTTCATTATCACAAATATTATTCAAATAAAAATTATTTATCATATTTAATTGTTTTACATGGTCTAAATAAATATCATCTAATTCCTTTGTTTCATTGCGCTTTGCATTTTTTCTATCAGTCATATCATCTATTGTTTTTTTACCAGAAAATTTAATCGTTTTATCCATTGGTTAATTATAATCATTATAATAAGTTTTTTAAATAAACATATTATATATAAAAATCAGTTAAAATTATATCTCTATATATATTAATAGTATGTCAAAAAATGATTGTAAGGAGCTCAAGACCATAAAATATAAAACAATGCTTTTAAGCGGTAATCCCGATATTAATCCAAACATTAAAGATAATATTTCAAAAATAGACATGATTCTTGAAAAAGAAAGCAATTTTAATAAATCAGAGCCATGGAGTAAATTAGATAAGACTGTAAAATTAAATAAATTAAATGAATATGTTAATTTATTAACAAAGGAACATAAATTATCTATAACCGAAGCAAAAAATATTAAAAAAGAACTCCATAATGCGCTTGATAAAAAACAATTGCAACGTGTTAAGGATATAAATTACGATAAAGAATTAGGAACAATAAATAATATACCAAATTTACAATTTAATAAAAATACTAGAAAATTTACAATGAAAAGGTCGGAAAAACAAGTCTCAACTTTAAAATCTCTCGGACCTAAAAAGAACGCTTCAACTAAAAAAATTATAAATAAAGATAAAATTGATATAATTTAAATATAATATCTTAATTTATAAATAACCAATCCAATGAATATTAATCAAACAGTCCCGATATCTATTTCATTTTCAAGTGACTCTGATTCAGATAATGAGGAATCTATTGAATTTTTCACAAAAGAGGAAGAAGGACATATCATAGAAAATGCATTTTATTTAATTGACGACATTATAAATACTAATGCTGTTATTTATAACAACCCTGATTATCAAGAAATAATTATAAATGATGTTCTTGATATATTTGAAATACAGTTATCTCAAATATATGAAATAATAAATGATACAGTAGATGATTTTAAAGAAGAATTAACAATTATAATCAAACACGCTTTTAAATTATTTCATAAACATGTAGCTCCAATCCGTTCATTTAAACGCACTTTTATAAGAAAATCTCCTAATATAGAAAATGTATCATCCATCATAACGTATTTACAAAATAAACCTCAACCAGAACAAAAATCAGAGGAATGGTATAAATTTAGACAAAGTACATTAACCGCGAGTAATATATGGAAAGCATTTGGAAGCCAATGTGTTGTGAATCAATTGATTTATGAAAAATGTAATCCTTCTAACTCAAATAAATTCAGTACCTCAATTGATACACCAATGCACTGGGGAAATAAATATGAACCACTTTCCGCAATGTTTTATCAAAAACGTTATAAAACTACAATTGGAGAGTTTGGGTGTATACTACATGATACATATGATTTTATCGCAGCATCTCCTGATGGCATTAATATTGAAAAAACATCTGAACGATATGGCAGAATGCTAGAAATTAAAAATATTGTTAACCGAGAAATAAACGGCATCCCAAAATTAGAGTATTGGGTACAAATGCAGATGCAGATGGAAGTATGTAATTTAAACGAATGTGACTTTTTAGAAACAAGATTTATAGAATATGAATCGTTTGAAGAATTTGAAAAAGATGGAACGTTTAATAATACACAAGATAATAAATTAAAAGGATTTATTATGATGTTCAATAAAGGAGATACTCCTCATTATGTTTATCCTCCTTTGAATATGAATGAAAACGATGTTGAAACATGGGAAGTAGAAACAATGGAAAAATATAATGAATTTGTTTGGGTTAAAAATATTTATTGGAAACTAGATCAAGTTAGTTGTGTATTAGTTTTACGAAATAAATTATGGTTTAGTCATGCTATACCAGTATTAATTAATATATGGAATATTATTAAAAGAGAGAAAATAGAAGGAGCTACTCATCGCGCTCCAAAGAAAAAAATGACTAGAAGAACGAATAAGAACGAGGACGAGTTAGATGTTAAAAATAAATGTTTTATAGATGTAACATTATTTAAATAAAATATTGTAAATAATTAATTGTATTTTTACAGAGCTGTTTCATAATAATTCACTCGTTCTTGTCCCCATTCTGGTTCAGGAGCATTTAATTTATTATTGGGTATTATTTTTTCATCATATAACACGTCGCAAAATTCCGCTCTAGAACATTTTCCATTATCTGGAGTTTTCCAATATCTAACATTATTTATTTTTAAAGAATCAGATGAGAATACAGGGTAAGATTCATAATTATCAGAATAATTATTTTTAGAAACTTGTTTATAGTGCTTTTTTTTAAGCTGATAATTTTCATATAATAATGGATAAATTGAATCTCTTGGATAGTCACCGGGACTTAAAAATCCCTCTGATATTTTTTTAATCGGTCTATAAAAAATCGCAATTATCAACAATAATAATGCTACGTAAAATTGTAGTGGCTTATCAAATAATTTTGAAATATTTACGGACATCTATATCATATGTATAGAATTAAATTATTGTAAATGATAAAGGATTATTTAGCTTAAACTAATTCTATTCAAGCTAAATAAATAAATTGTTTATTACAATTAATTCGTTAAATAGTTGACCTTATTATAGCATTGAGCTATATTATTTCAAATGATTTAATTGCTAATATAAATATAAATACTTATTTTTATATTAAAACAACAACTTAAACTTTTTTTATTAATAAATAATATGTCTATTGGATACACGATGAATATCTCTGAGATGAAAGTTACTAAAAGAAATAATGTTCAAGAGGATGTTTCATTTGATAAAATTTTAAATAGAGTTAAAATAATTGGTAAAGAATTTAATGTTAATATTAATTATTCTTTGTTGGTAATGAAAGTAATTGACCAACTCTATAATGGTATCCCTACAAAAAAGATTGATGAACTTACAGCAGAGCAATGCGCCGCAATGTGCACTCAAAATCCGGATTATGGAACTCTTGCTAGCATTATTGTAGTATCAAATCATCAAAAAAGCACTCCTTCTAATTTTAAAGAAGTTGTAGATAAATTGTATAATTTTAAAGATATTAATGATAATGGTGTTCCTTTGGTATCAAGTGAATTATACGATGTTGTTACAGAACATTATTTGGAAATAGAAAATATGATTGATTATAAACGCGATTATTTAATTGATTATTTTGGATTTAAGACACTAGAGCGCGCCTATTTATTCCGCGTCAATAAAATTATTATTGAACGTCCTCAGCATATGTGGATGAGAGTATCACTTGGTATTCACGGTAATAATTTAGAAAAGGTTAAACAAACATATGATTTGATGTCTCAGAAATATTTTACACATGCTACACCAACTCTATTCAATGCTGGAACCCCTAGACCACAATTGAGCTCTTGTTATTTACTTTCTATGGAAAATGATAGCGTAGATGGAATTTATAATACAATTAAAGACTGTGCTAAAATTTCAAAATGGGCCGGAGGAATAGGACTTCATATTCATAACGTAAGAGGAACCGGTTCTCACATTAGAGGAACAAATGGAACTAGCAACGGAATTGTTCCCATGTTGCGCGTATTTAATATGACAGCTCGCTACATCGACCAAGGAGGCGGGCGTAGAAACGGAAGTTTTGCGATTTATCTTGAACCTTGGCATACAGACATTGTTGAATTTTTGGAACTCCGTAAAAATCATGGTGATGAAGAAATGCGTTGTCGTGATTTATTTTTAGCACTTTGGACACCTGACTTGTTTATGGAACGCGTTAAAACAGATGGAAATTGGTCTCTTTTCTGTCCCGACCAATGTCCTGGGTTGTCTGATTGTTATGGTTCAGAATTTAATAAACTATATGAAAAATATGAAAGCGATGGTAAAGCAGTTAAAACAATGAAAGCCCGTTCTCTTTGGTTTAAAGTATTAGACGCTCAAATGGAAACAGGTACTCCTTATATTCTCTTTAAAGACGCAGCAAATAAAAAGAGCAATCAGAAAAATCTTGGAGTTATTAAATCAAGTAATTTATGCACTGAAATTATGGAATATTCATCCCCCGATGAAACAGCCGTATGTAATTTGGCAAGTCTAGCATTGAATCGTTTTGTTGGACCGGCAAATCTAAACATTAAACACGCAAAAATTTACACAAAGACAAATTGCGGTTACTGTGCTAAAGCAAAAATTCTATTAAAATTAAATAATATTTTATATGAAGAAATCAATCTAGATAATGATGCCAAACGCCTAGAATTTTATGAAAATATGGAAAATCAAGTTGATAGAAAAATAAATAGTGTTCCGCAAATATTTTTAGATAATAAATTTATTGGAGGGTATGATGATCTACTAGAAGAACTTAAACCAGTATTTCATTATGATGAACTTCACCGAGTTGCAAAAGTAGTTACTGAAAATTTGAATAAAGTAATTGATGTAAATTATTATCCAACTGATAAAACTCGTAGAAGCAATATGCTACATCGTCCAATTGGGTTGGGTGTCCAAGGTTTAGCAGACGCATTTTTTAGATTAGATATTCCTTTTCATAGCCAAGAAGCGATTGAAATTAATAAAAAAATATTTGAAACCATTTATCATGCTTCATTAGAAAAAAGTATGGAATTGTCTATTGAACGCCGCGACGAGCTTAAACCACTTTGTGATTACTTTCTTGACGGTTTGGAAGCATACGATGAAGCTAAAACAATTATTGATAAAGGAAAATTATATAACTATAATATTTCATTGAAAAATGAAACAATCAATGCTTTGTATCATAAAGTAAAACCTATTGCGAATGAATTATTTTATAAGCAGAATGGGAATGGTTCTGAAATTAAATGTAGAGAATATAATTTATTTGGGTCATATTCTAGTTTTATTGGGTCGCCTGCATCAGAAGGAATTCTACAATTTGATATGTGGAATGTAGAAGCGAGTGGCCGATATGATTGGGCTTTATTGAAAACCCAAGTAAAGGAAAATGGTATTAGAAATTCGTTACTAGTTGCTCCAATGCCTACAGCAAGCACAAGTCAAATTTTAGGAAATAATGAATGTTTTGAGCCACTAACCAGTAATATATATACTCGCAGAACAATTGCCGGCGAATTTGTTATGGTAAATAAATATTTAATGTATGATTTAATTAATCTAGGTCATTGGAATGAAGATGTTAAAAATAATATTATTTCAAATCAAGGAAGCGTACAACAGCTGTCTTTTCTCTCACAACATCTAAAAGATAAATATAAAATTGTATGGGAGATTCCGATGAAGCAGCTGATTGATATGTCTAGAGATAGAGGTGCATATGTATGTCAATCTCAAAGTCTTAATTTATGGGTTGAAGAACCGGATTATAAAACACTAACGAGTATGCATTTTTATTCACATCAAGCTGGTCTTAAAACTGGAATTTATTATTTGAGAAGAAAACCGAAACATACAGCTCAACAGTTTACAATTGTCCCGGAAAAGAAAGAAATTATTGAAGAGAAAGAAGAATATGAAATTTGTGAAATGTGTTCTGGATAATTGATTAAATAATTAGAAAAATATTAATTACATTTTCAATAAAAAAATAAAATAAATTATAAATTAACTTATTTTATTTTACTATAATATTTTTCTATTGATAATAAATTTTTATTTATATTTTTTATATTTATATTTATATTTATATTTATACGTATATCATCATTTTATATTCATCATTAATTAAAGTTAAATCTTC